CGTTGCAGCAGTCCCGCGGCTGCCTGAAAGCCCGGCCGGGAGAGTCATCGGGGAAGCGAATACATAACTTTGGAGTACAAGATTTGCAGTCGGTCTGCCGTTGAACGAGCCGCTCACGACAATCGAGGACGCCTGCCCGGTTCCTCTGACGACGTATGTGTATACAGGAAGCGAGGCCAAGCTCTGCAATCCCCCGCCAACTATATTCATCGACGCGAATTTCAAAAAAATCGTCTGGCCGATAAGGTTACTCGGATAAGAGAATCGGCCGATAGATCCGTCGAGCCTGGCGAACAAGGTTCCCGGCGGATGATCGATAATCGCGCTGCCGTAAGTGCCTCGGTAGAGGGTTGTCAGCGCATATTTTCCGGCCCCAGTGAGTGCGCGGTCTCGTAGGCGATAAGCTCGCCGCCGACGTAGCAAAGGGTGAGGAGATTGGCTGCATCGCTAGCGGAGACCGAGGCGAGCTGGCCCCGGCTTTCGGTCAGATCGACTGAAAGGGTGCCGTTAGGATCGGGTGAGGAATGCTGCGGCAGATCGGCCATCAATACCCCTTGCGTCGCCGGGGAGTTCACGGTCCCCGCCAGGGCATAGGAATTGCCATCGCTGGAGGTCCAGACCTGGGCTCCGGCCCAATTGAAGCCCCCGGAAAGTGCAACCCAGATCTCTAATCCGCTGGTCAGAAGTGCGGCTGGGGGCTCGAAAATAACCGGCGGATTGACGTCGCCCGGATCCGAATTCCAATTCGGGACATAGCCGGCGCCCGACTGCTTCGGATAGAGCACCGCCGTGGAATAGCCACCGAAGAAATCCTCCGCGTTGATCGAAAGCGTGCCTTCCTCGTCCTCTTCTACGGCGGTAATGCGCACAGTCAGTGCCGATGCACCAATACGAGTATCGGTGATCTGGACGAGGTCCATCGGCTCGAGCAGACAATACTTCCACCCTAGCTTGAACTGATAAGTATTGCGGAACAGCAAAGCGCGCTGCAGTAAAAGCTGTGCCACAAGGGGGCCGACATTGATGGGATCGACAATCGCCCGCGCCTTGAGCGAGCTATCGCGGCGCACGCCATAGAGCTCGATCGCCGCTTGGTCGAACGCCTCGACGATTGCAGTATTGTAATTATTGGACCGGTCCAAACATTCCAATTGGATTGAGTTGTTGGCGTCTGCAGGTGTCGATCGCACTACTCGGACCGGATCGTCGCTGAACCCGCCGGTGATCGGACCCGAACCCGACCGTAGCGCCGGACCGCCTGGCGTCACTCCCGAAACTCCCCCGACACTCGATTGCTGGACAATGAAATCATCCTCGCCGAGGCTGTAAATCGGGTTGCTGTCAGGCGTATAGCTAATGCCATAACCGGTAACGGGCGCATCACCGTAGGGAATGATCTTCAACTGCCCACCCGACCAAACAATGGCACTGTTTGTGATCTTGACTATATCTGCGAGGTGTTGTTGTGCCTCTTGCTGCGCGTCAAGCATCGGCGACAACATGATGCCTAGGGCTTGGCAATATGCCGAATAGAGACTGAGGTCGCCTAGATTAGCGGTCGGGAAACCGGCTCCATAACGGGAATTGGTAAGAAAATCGGCGGCAATCGCGGCAGGATTTGCATCCCGCCCGTTGGTTCCGCTCAACGACAGCAAGCCTTGCACTTCGAACGAGAAGTTCGGAAGGGTGGCTGTATCGCCCATGGCGAAATTGTTCGCCACGACAGTTGCGGTGCCGGAATATCCGAGCGCCTTCGTTGAGTGGTTGGTTTCCCAGTAGGGATCTGGGGCCTGACCATCGGTTCCGAGATAAACTGAAGCTGGTAACGAGGAAAGCGTTCCGACGTTCTTGTCCCACCACACGGTGGCAATCCCGACGATCGGTCCTTGACACAACCCCATTATCACCGATGAACTATATTTGTATTGTTGGCCGCCGCCCTTCCCGCCGCCGCCGCCCTTGCCTGCACCTCCTTGGCGCCCCGAGGGCGTCGCTTTGAAGTCGTCGTAGGCTATTAGATTCGGCGATACGCGAGTAGTGCCATAGACGAGCTGGATGACGCCGCCATGCTGGGAAGTTTGGAACTGCAGCGCGCCCACCGCCTTCTGTTGCTTGGCGTTCGACGCGCCGCTCAAGATCCCGCCCATGACTGACCGTCAGATCCCAAAAGTCGGATAAGGGTCGAAAAATCGTACTTGACGACCGATCAGCGGCGGCTGGCCAGCGTCGGCAAAGACGACACCCGCGTCACACCAAGCATGTATCAACCGCGGCCAAGATACGACGATCGCGCCGTGCGCGAAGCAGCGGCCAAATTTGAAGACGGCCACATCACCGCTCTGAGGAGGTCCGTCAATCTCGCAGGCATAGCCCATCAATCCCTGGAGATAGCGCTCAACGTCGCGATGCAGATTCCAGTCGGGGGGATAGAACGGCACATCGACGTGCGGGATCACGCCCGCCGCCTCATAGACCTGAGCGAGCAGCATCAGGCAATCGGTGCCGCCACCTTTGATCCTGCCCATATGGTGATAGGGTGTGCGCAGCCAGGTTTCGGCCTCGGCTACTACCCGTTCCCGCTCGCTCATACTGCGGTCTCCGGGGTGGGGATGTAGGGAAAACCGCCGAAGTGGATGGCGTTGTTAAAGACATTCGAACAAGTCGAGAGTGTGCGGTCGCATCCCGGGAGCAGCTGGAATTGGTCGCCTAGCGCTACGGGCGATAAAAAGGCCAGCTTCACGTAAACCCACCCGCCGCCCATATTTGCAACCGTGCGGCTCGACCCGGCATTTGCTCCGGTCACACCAAGTAGGGTTCCTTGGATATAGATGTTCGGCGCGGCTAGGGCCGCCGAAGTTGCAATTTGCGCCTGAGTCGAGCCTGGCCCGGCCGAGAACGCCACCTGCATGCCCGATCGGTCGAACTGACACATCGCGTCGCCGAAGGTGTGAGTACAAGATGACTGCCATAGTCGGCGCGGCATCTGAATATTCAGCAGCTCGAGGTGCGAGCGGCACTTGATGTCGACAGCGGTGCGGGTACACTCGATATCCGAAATGCGGCCTGAAAAAAGGACGACCGCTCCGGGGCTCGTATCCCCGTAAGTCGCCATGAAAGCTCGCTCAAGCTGCAGGAGAGCGCCGTCGAGCTGCCCTTGCCACGCCGCTTGCAGAAACGGCATCCCGCCGATCAGGTCTGTCGGCTCGGTATAGATCGTGACTTCGAGTTCATCGACCTGAGTGCCGATTACGATCTTGGTTTTAGAGCGCTCGAATTTAGGGCCCAGAGTAAATGTAACCCCATTAACGGAGAGGGCAGTCGGCGCCGCCGAATAGCGCAGTACCGATCCGCCGACGAGAGTTATCGTGTAGAGGTCCGCCATGATGAACTGATCGGTGCTGGAAAGAAGCGCCATCAGCTCAGGACTGGCCGCTTTCACGAACGCACCGAAATAAACGCCAGTTTCTTCAATTCCCATAGCCGAAACATGAAATTCTCGAAGTCATATTTGTCGTCAACGAATCGGCAGCGGAAGTAATAAGTGAAATCGGCGCTAATGATCAGCCCGGTACCCGGGGGAGTACCGAACGTCACCAGCCCGCTACTTTGATCGACGCTATAGCTCGTCGGGTCTTGTGTAATTCCGTTGAGGTAGATCGCGCTTACGACGTTCGGCGCGGTCATCGGTTCCATGAAGCCGCCACCAGGCAGGGTCGCACCCATTGTGCGCTGGAGTCGGAAGACTGTCGCACTCGCATCGCCGATCCCGATCTCCTGCCCGCTGACTTGCCGGTCGCTGGGATCCTGAAACAGGAATGTGCCGTAGGCTCCCTGGCAGAGCATGAAAAATCCGAGCAGAGTTCTCAGCTCGTCGTAACCGGCTGCCGGGTCGTCGCGCAGAAAGTCGTAGACCAGTGCAAATTGCCACAGTGGATAAGGATAATCGAGCGCACGCAATTCGCGCCCCGATACCGCACGCTGGATGCGCGTCTGAAATGTGGGCGTTTTAGTGACGCCCCAGGCGAGACCGGGCAACGCCGGAAAGATCAGAGCCATCATGCCGTCCGCAATGCTGAACCGTTTCGCATCGCCTTGTTGAGGGCATTGACGAGAAGGCTGCCATTGCTTTGAAAAAAACGCCTCACGTCGTGACTGTCGATGGCCGAAACGTTGACGACGACCGGGCTGGCACCAACCCCAGCTCCGCCGTTGCCGGAGATCATGGCCTGGAGGCCTTGGCTGATATTCGCCGGCAGAATCATTTCGTTCTGGTGCACCATGGCGACCTGATCCGCAGGGACGACCCAACCGCCTGCTGCTGACGCGATGCCGCTGGCGGCGGCCATCACCGTGGCTTCTCCGGCTGCGGCCGGTCCAGCCGCGGCCGGACCCATCACGGGAGCCAAAAATGCGAAAATGCCCGAGAACGCCTGCGCTGAATCAGTTGCTATACTTTTGATCGCATTTGCTGCCTTCATCGCCAGCCCGGCCGCCATTCCCTCACCATCCGCCGCAGTGCGAGCCGCAGCGCTTGCCTCCGACGCTGTCGTCATGGCGAGCTCACTGGCAATCCAGTTAGTCGCCATCTTGACCCCAAGGTTGACAAATTCGGCAAGTATCGATTGCGCGATATTCGCGACCGCCTTTTGTAGTGTTGTCGTGCCCAGTATCATGCCGGTGATCGAGGTATCGAAGGCGCGCTGGATCGGTTGCATTAGGCTCTGCCAAGTTCTTTGACTGATCTGCGCATCAAGAGCCGCGCGCTTTACCAGTGTACCGCCTGTCGGCGGCAGACATCCTTGATTGCT